ATGCTTGTCCTTCTAATTGTTTCATTTGATCGTACATAAGGTCAGCACCTTTTTGTACACTTCCACCACCTGCTGCTCTTACTGCATCAGCTGTCATTACAAATTCATTTTTAGATAATCTTGCCGGAACATCATCTGCTCTTTCTGCTTTACCCATAGGCACAAATCCACCGCCTCTTAAATCCATTTCGTTACCACCCATACTCATTAATCCGCCTTGATTTTTTCCAACTCTACCACCTGTAGCAAACATTTCACCATCTAAATAATTATCAAAAGACATTTCATATCCATATTTTTCTTTAATAAGTTTAAATTCTTTTAATATATCTAAAGCTTCTGATGGATCTATTCCTCTTTCTACAGCTTTCATAACATCTCCACCTTTAGTAAATCCTATTCTACCACCATTAGCAGCCATAGTTCTTCCTGAAGAAGATTTAAAACTCATGTTATTATAAATTTCTCTTGCTTTTATTGCTGCATCTTCCGGATTCATTCCTGAATCTAATAACTCTATATAAATTTCTTCTAAAGTTCCTTCTTGTCCTGCTTCCATAGAAGCCATCATTCTTTGGGGTGCAACTTGTCTTTTACCTAATTCCATTTCAATTATAATATCAACTTCTTCTATTTGTTCTGGGCTTAAATCACCATAATCTTTACCAAACATATCATTGGCAAAATTGTCTCTAGCCGTATCATATAAAAATTCTTTTGATTCTACTCTATCAACCATCATATCACCTCTTGGTGTATCAATTTGTTCTTGCATATTAACATCTATTGCATCCATAATTCCACCTCTAGCTTTATTTTGAGCCATGTCTTCTTTCATGGCTTGAGCCATTGCTGATGCAAAATCCATACCTTCGTCTTGTAATTCTTTTACTCTATCCATTAATTTATCTTCTACAGATCCACCGTCCGCGAGTCTAAGTTCTCGGATCGGTTGTGCTTCTATTTTAGGATATAACATGTCGTATCCTTCTTTAGCATATTTTAAACTTTCATCAAATTCATCATAATCCATACCTTCATCTTCATCTGTTATAGTTTTTTTAACTAAGTCAGTCATAGAAATATCTCCACCTTCTTCATCTTCATATAAAGTTTTTTCTATAGCTGTTCTTCTATCTTTATTTTTTTTCTTTCTTTCGTCAGTTAATTCAATACCAACTTCAGATCCTTCACTATAACCGGCTCTACCACCATTCATATAATCTTCTCTATTTCTATTCAAAAATTCATAATTTGGCGTACCTTCTTTTGGAAAAGGCATTGGCATTCTGTCATAGTTAGGAATTATATCAAGTATTGGATCAGGAATTTGTTTTGGTCTTCTGTCTTCATCAGGCATAACTTCTTCTTCATATTGCTCACCTCTATTAAGCCTATTTAAAATACTGTTACCACTCATATCATCCATGTTGCCACCCATATCACCTAAGTTTTCTGGCATCGCTGGAGTCTCTCCATAATAATCTTCCGCTCCTGAGTCTATTCCTATGTTTGGATTGTATCCTTCATCAGGAGTACCTTGTGGTCCTTGTGGACCAAAACCTTCATTAGCATCTGACATTTTATTTATAATTTTTCTTTGTGCTACTTCTGGATCGACACCATATCTCTCTACTAAAATTTCTATAATGTCTTTTCCTGTTTTTAAAGGTCCAGGTAAGTTTAATAATTTATCTATAATAAAATCTAATGCATCTTTATTTTGTTGAATTCCTCTTCCAATAAAATCTCCTATGGCTCCACCTGCTGTACCTAAATCTTCAGTAATTTGTTCTGTGTCTACAACATCTCCAATAGCATAACCAACTCTACCGCCGGTTCTATATCCGTATGTATCTAACATACCATCAACTTCATCCATGTCCCACGTTCCAGTGTTAGAATAAATTTCTCTGATAGCTGCTCTTCTTGCTTTTCTGTCACCAATTCCTTGAGCTGCCATTTCTGCATTGTATTTTGCTAATGCATCTTCATTTAATTCTGCTGCTTTTATTCCAGCGTCTATGGCTCCTAGACCACCCACAACTTTAACTGCATCCATACCTTTTGGATCAGCAAATCTTTTTGCTGATGCTGCAAAAGATTTAGCATCTTTTCCTTCTCCCGCTGTGTTTAAAAATTTACTTAATCCTTTAAATTTACCAGTGTCTCCAGAATATTTAGTAAGGCCAGCTATACCAGAATCTAATGCTGCAGGTGCTGCTGCAAATGCACCGGCTCTAAGAACATCTTTTAAATCTGCTTCATCATCAGTAAGACCTCTAGCTAAAGCTGCTTTTGTAAAACTTCCACCTATAGCTCCAAGTCCTTGGAAACCTGGTATCATTGCTGCTGCATAAGGTATAAAAGGTCGTACCTCTTTAGGTATTAACTTTTTAACTTTACGTCTTAATCCTGAAAAAAATCCCATAGTTTATATCTTTATTATATTGTTGAATGGCAAGATAGCAAGTCTTGTATGTATGCTAGTGTCAGCCATTTTACTCGTTTTTATGCTTCTAGTCAATCTAGAATATATTAGTTTTTGCGCCTAAATCAAAATTTGCAACAGTTATATTAACGTCTCTACGTACGTGTTCTGGTTTAGTTTCTGTATTAGGATCTTGTATATCAGCTAACGCTTCGGCGTCAGAATTATACTCTTCATTTGTTAATGTATTGGTTAAAGTTACTTCACATTTAGGTACTATAATTGGTACTTCTTTACCATCAATTAATTCATATCTTATTGATGATTCTGTTTCTATAAATGACATTATCTATCCTCTCTGTTAATTTCTAAAATTGATGCAATCACAAACAATCTATTTGCATCAGCTGCAGTTACTTGTAATACTTCATTTTCTAACATAATTAAGGGTTCAGTCAATAGCTGTTCTGATGCATTGGCAGCTACAGCTTTAACTTTAAACAAAGTAAATTTAGCAGCACTTGCTGGATCACCAGCAAACAAATCTACAGTAACTGTAGTCGCACTACCACTATCGCTACTAACTAAAATAGATTTTACAATAGACCTAGAGTTTGAAGGTACTGTATACAAAGTTGTAGCAGTAGCGGCTGTTAAATCTAATTTTGAATTTTTATATATATTTGCCATATTAGCCTAAGCCAAACCAAGTATATCTTTCTTGATCTTCTTTTAGTTGTGTTAAAAATGTAGCGTTTAATTGTTCTACAACTGTAGCCAAAGCTCTGTTAATCTGTCTTTGATTATCTTCACTATATTCTTTTCTAGGCTCAGGTAATCTTACTACAATTTTTGTCATTATCTTCTTCCATCTGGTTGTAGGTCAGCTTGGAAAGTACCAAATCTCCATGACTCCCCGGCTCCTACGTTTGCTATCTTGAGAGCAGCATATCTACCTCTAGCTCTGGTATCTACTTTAGTAGTAGTTGAGGTAATTGTAAAGGGACTTAATGATGTTACTGTATTAGGATCTGCTGGATAGTCAGCTACAGAAAGAGTTACTTCTGCACTTCCTGTCAACACTTTAAAGTTAGGTAAGAATCTTCTCATAGCTAAAAAGTATTCAGCAGCACCTTGATCTGTTTGTAAAGAGAAATCATAAGATTGAATAAAAGATGTTAACGTTGTTATTGTACCATCTGGATTAATTTGATCTGTTCCTATTTCATGCTCAAAGAATAAAGTTTGACCTAGTCCTGTCTCACCAATGACATTTGGGAATGTACCTGTGTTAGTACTTTTAAAAGCTGTAGCATAAGGTTTTGGATAAATTAAAGAATCAATCCAAGCCGTTCTTATAGAATTAGTATTGACTCCTGTATACCAATTTCCCATTGGTAAACCTGGAGTATTATTTTGACCATAGTTATATACTACATATCTATTATTAAAATCTTGTCCTGCACTTGGATACCACCATGTAACTTCGGTAAACAAATTATTAATGCCAGCACAAATTTGTTGACCTTTAGTTGTATCAGCATCATCATAAATATAATCTTCTACTGAACAAGGTAATGAGTTTACAGTACCATCAAAAGAAAAGAAACCATTGTTAGACATCCAGTAAGCTACACCATCAATTTCAATAGCTGCATTCTTACCTATTAATCCACAGTTAGTACCCACTTGCTCAAAGCCAAATGTAAAAGGAGCTCCAACAAATTTCATTGTATACAAAGAATTATCTGTCCATACTAAAATGTTTTCCTTAGCTGCAATGGCTCCCATAATTTTCGTACCATCTTGTAATCTTTGAGAACCTGCTGTGTTAGTTGCTTCAATAGTATATGTATTTATACTTTCTTGATTAGAAAATCTAATAAACATATCATCTTGTGTAGCTGCGTCTCCAATAGTTACCTCTGTTCCAAAATGAATTAAGTGTCTAGTTGTAGGAGAGATTAAAGTTTCTCTGGTAGCTGTAGGATTACCTACTCCAGTAGCTATAGCTGTTTCAAATCCAGATGTAGTAGTAGATGCTCGTGTTGTAAATCTTGCAGAAACTCCAGCATTCCATGTAAAAGTTTTACCATTAGCAATAGTTGCAACTAATACTTGACCAAAATTATTTAAAGACCACAATGCCGGTTCTAACGTTACTGTAGATGCTTCAACTGCATTACCCCAACCTGTAAAATCTGTTGCATTAGTAACAATTGCTTCATCAGAATGAGCCGCGGCCGTCGTTCCTTTGGCCCCACGTACTGCTCCGGTTAAAGTGTTTGTTCCTTTGCCAGTGTAGGTAATAAGTTCTGATCCAATTAAAATTGTACCTGCTGTAGGAAATCCTGCGTTAGCTGTTACAGGAATTATATTAACTGAATTACTTATGTTACCATTTAAATCATTAGTTAGTGCTCCAGAAACTGTTCCGCCAAATTCACCAACACCAAAACCATATCCATAAGTTTGAGCTGCCGGACCAAATTTTTGATAAGGTTTAACAATCATAGATCCACCATTTGATATTGCACTGGTTGCTTGGTTTAAAGAATCAATTGTAAAAGTTGTAGGAGTTGGAACTAATAATACTTGAAATAGTTTATCTTCAAAATCAGCATTCGCTAGTCCTGTACCACTTGGTAAAGTTACTGAATCTAAAACAATCATATCTCCTACTGCCAATCCATGGGCCGCGGTAGTTGTAACAGTACAAGTTTTAACTGATGTACTATTTGTTGCTAAAGTAGATGATGTAAATGTAGTTAGTGTTCCAGCATTGTTACTACGAAAAGGAGTTATATCAAAAAGTTGTCCTTCAAAATAAAGAAGTAAAAATTTATCTGTACCTATAGCTGTGTATCTGTTTCCTTCTAAATCAACAAAGGAATGTAATTTTCTTGAAACACCTACGATACTTTGGTTAAGTAATGATTGCCATCCTCCAACTTTTTCTGGAAGTCCATATCTAAATCTAGTGTTATCTGAATCTACCCAACGACCTACCGCACCAACACTCGTATCTTGTTTATCTATTCCAGGTGCAAATTTAATTTGTTGAAGAGCCATCTGTTAGCCCCTATGCCGTATTCGTTTTATACGCCCAGCCTCTTGTAGAATCTATGTATACTAAAGTTATGGCTTGACCATTAACGGCTAATGCTAAA